ACTCGAACTGGCAGAGTTGCTGCGTTGCCTTCGTTGTTAGTAGGAACAAGAACGCCTGTGCCAGAGTTACCAGTAGTTGTATTACCAGTACCTAGGTCAATTGCCATGTTAATACCTACAACGCTACGATTAACAGTAGTTACAACGCTGTTTGCAAATACAACAGCTACTTTAAAAGCAGCCATAGGATCATCAACAACATAAGCCACAGCCGAAGTAGCAGCAGCATTACCTGGGTAATATTGCGCTTGAACGGTTTGACCTTGACTGTTTACATACTGAACACCAACAAATACACCATAAGTGTAGTTAGCAGGGGTAGTTGTAGAGTCATTTGTAACACCAGATTTTTCAATAGTTCCACCATCGACTACAGCCACAATATCCCCGTTAAAAATCGCAGTGTTATAAGTACTTGCGATTGGCAATTGACGGGTTGCACCAGCGTAGGGTTTGCCGTCTACGCTGTTGATTGCGACTAGTCCATATGGAGCTGAAACGCTTGGATAAGCCATTTTTATACTCCTAAATTAAAATTAACCTTTACCAAAGCTCGTCGTGGATTTTCCTTCGTTAAAAAGGGGCATCCGTGGGTCACTTTGGCGCATAAGAGTGTTGTCTACAGCCACCATCTGAGCTTCTGCTTGCTTTTGGTAATGTGAATTACGTTGCACAACAAACTCTTCAGGGGTTTTGCATAACAACAAACCGCCAATCTCAACATTGTCTTTATATCGACTATTGGGATCAACTAGCAGTTGAAACTTAGGTTGTTCTTCAATTCGCACTGGCTCCCAACCTTCCCTCAGTTTTGCTGAGAGATTACGGGGGTCCGATTGATTTAAAGTAGATACCCTAATCCATCTGTACGCATAACCAGCCTGCTTGTCGGGCTCAGGTAAAAGCTCAGGAGGCGCCCACTGCTTGGGACGTTCTGAAAATTCACGGTCATCGGTACTTCTATCTAATCTATTTGTAGCCATGTCAGGCCTCCAATTTCATAAGTTCACGGACATATTGCTCTGGGGTAAGACCAAGTTTCTTAGCGATCGCAACTTGCGACTGCTTTAGCCTAATTTTTTTCGGTGCGGTCGACCGAGTTGCCGGAGCTACTACCGTTGCTGACTTAACCTTTGGCGTGTCTGCCTTTGGCGCTGCCTCTTCTACTTCTTCTGGCGGCTCAATGTCTTCATCAAAGCTTTCAGGGAACCGCTTGCGCATTGTTTTGTCTAACGTTGCGTAATATTCGTCAGAACCAATCTGCATTCCTTGGCGTTTTAGCTTCTCATGGAGTCCCAGAGCTGCTGCCGTCATTTCTTCGTCCTGTCCGAACCAAGTATTACGGTTTTGCCAATTTACCAACTTTTTGTCTTGTTGGGGTGCATTTTGATACTGTTGACTCGTTTGTACATCAAATCTATCTTCTTGTAAAGGGGGAAGTTTAAAGTTTTTTGCACTTTCAAGTTGAATTTGAGCTTTTGTTAGCGCCGCTTGAGCTTCCATAAGTTTTTCTGAGTCGCCAGCGTCATATGCTTCTTTATAAGCACGCTTAGCCATTTCATACTGAACTTCTGATGTAGTGGTAACGGCGGCTTTGTACTCTGCTTCACCTTTAGAAAGCATTTCCTTAATCCGCTTGTTCTCCTCCATCAAGCGCTGAGCAGCATCAATAGCTGCGTGTTGCTCCCGCTGGGCGTTATCTGCACGGCGACGCTCATCGTTCCAGACACGCTTCATCTTAATAAGCTTGTCCTTCGCTTCTTTACTGTATTTGTCTAAGTCATCAACTTCAACCTCTAGTTTCTTAACTTGTTCTGGATCAGCAGGTTTTCTACCTTGATCTTCCACAGGGGTATCGTCTTCAATCTCAATCTCAAGATCGTCTGATGAGCCTGCTTCTAAGGGTTTACCCTTATCTTCGTCCGTATCTACGGGTTTACCCTGATCTTCTATTTCATCAGGGAATTTATATACTTCTTTTTCCATTTCAGCCATGTCCAGCCTCCTTAGATAAATTTACGTTTGATGCCCCGTGGGTCCTGAACTACGGCTTCCACAGAATCGTCATTGATAATTCGAAACTCACGGTCATGAATAACTAATCGTGTACCTGCATTAGGTCGTACCAAAACAAAGTCACCTTCTTTACACCATGCTCCATTTGGGAAACGGACAGGATCTTTATAGCAATCTGCCCCCATCTTCACTACAAATAGCACTGTAGATAAGAGTTCATCATGCCGACGGGTTTCATCTGATTTAAGAATCCCGCTATCAAAGGCTTCTTCTGCTTCTGGTATTGCACATAATATGCGGTAGCCTCTAGGTTCAGGCAGTTGTTGTGCCCGCTCCTCAGCTGTTTTCTGCATCACAGCAGCTAAGTCTACTGCCCGTGATAAATCCAAAGTTTCACTCATCGTCCGAGTTCTCCAATTTACGTTTTAGGTCTAATATTTCCTGCCTTGCGAAAAGCAGACCTTTAATCTCTCCACAAACTCTTTGGTATTCGGAATAGTCTTTAGCTTGTCCGCTGCCTATCCAATCCCGTTTACCTTTTATCTCTTTGTCTAGCATGTCCACTAGAACATCAGAAGCATCCATTAATTTCCTTTCTTAGGTTTCATAACATCTAATACGTCCTTCATAATCAATTTCTCACGACTATCTCGCATTTCTGCAGCTGCTTTTAACATATCATTTTTAGTTTTATCAGCCGCATCCTTAGCTTGCGCTTGGATTCTCTGCTCTTCAATAGTAAGCTGCTTACCTTTTAGCATCGCATCAACCTGATCTTTCTGTGCCTTGCGTTGCTGATCTGCTTCCTTGATAGCCACTTCACGTTGTTGTAGCTGGAGCATCGGATCTTGAGCTTGTTGTGCAGCTTGTTGTTGGGCAACTTGTGCTTGGTTCTGTTGTAGAACTTGCTGGGCTGCTTGCGCAAGTAATGGTGCCAACTTAGCTTCAAGCGCTGGGTCCATCTCAACTTCTTCCCCTGCCTCATCGTATTGAGGTGGTAGAGATATACCAAGACGTTTTTCAATTTCAATACGATACTGAAACCCTAAGTGTTCAGCAATATGCGCTTGCATCGCAGCCTGCATCTGTGGCGCCTGTGGATTGTTTTGAAGAAGTTGCATAATCATCGGATCCTGCATTGCAGATGTATGCACTTGGATATGTGCTTTATGATCTTGATTAATAAACGCCTTCATCGGTTTGAGCATCAGTGCATCTTGGTTTTCGGTGACTGGATCTTTAGGCTTCATATCCTCTGGTAAAGGTACAAGCTTCTGGGCATCCTTAATACTGAGCACATCTAGCATCTGACGATACAACAGGGGCATATTAAATAAGTTCGGTGACTGTGCTGCAAGCTGCATTACTGCTTGATATTGAACAATCTTTTGTGCCATTGTTGAAGCGTTAGGATCGCTAACAGGGATGACGTCCACATCATCGTAGTCAGACTTCTTAGCAAATCTGGACCCTTCATCTGGCTCATAGTTGTACTCCTCTGGTGTGTATTCAGCAATAATCTTTTTAAGTAACTTCAACTCTTGCTTCAAGCTATAGTGCACACGAGCCTGTACTGCACTCATCACCTTCAAGGTGCGCTCTAAAATAGCCAACGTCGTACCAACAGGTGCTTGACTAGACATATCACTAATCTGTAGATCAGCAGTGTTTGCAAAGCGACGACCTTCTTCAACAATCTGATTGAGTAGTGACATTAATACCTGGCTTGGCTCCTTATATGGGAGCGGCATGATGTTGTCACGCATCGTACCGCTTGGTACATCTACGTCTCTAAACTCACCTGGGGCAATCGGGGTGTCGTCTCCCTTAACTCGCAAACCTCTGGTTTTAAAGCCGCCTGGCAGATTCGATAATGTGCCTGCATCCACAAGCTGTCGGATAAGAGAAGTACCAGACTTAGCATAAGCGCCGATAAGGTGAATAAGGCCAAAGTAATAAAAGCCAAATCCCGGAATATACCCATAATGGACAAAATGCTGACGTTTTTGACAAGTCTCATCATTCGGGTCCCAATTACGTCTAATTGAAAGAACATTCTGCGTACCTTTCTCGATAGTGACTACGTAAGGTAGTGCAATACCGGTGGGTTTACCGTCTTCATCCTCATGCTCGTACCCTTCTAAATCTAGGTTAACGTGCATCTCAAGGAGTTTATAACGGTCGTCAGTTGTTGCTTTGAAGCCCATCTTCTCAGCAATTTTCTTTTCTACTTCATCTAATGAAGAGTTTGGCTCACCTAAGTCAATATCACGATAAAAACCGGATACTTGTAACTTGCGGATCTCATTCTCATTCTTGCGCATTACATGTGTAACACGTTCAGCAGAAGCTAAATCTGACGCACCATAAGGCACAACCATATCTTCTGCTGGCACAAACATAGCTACTTGACGCTCTAAGTTTGGATCGTAATACACTTTCTTAAACGCATTACCAGCAAGACCTAAACCCCAGAGCATACGCTCAGTCTCGGGACGATACTCAGGCATCATTTCTGTAAGTTGATAATTCATATCCTCACGTACACGCTCAGACGCAGCTTTCTTTTCAGGTGTATCTTTACCAATGACTAATGTTTTTACAGGGCCTGATGCGGGGAAGATAGACATCATTGTTTCTGCTTGGAACTTCACGAGTGCTTCGGAGAGCATCGGATGATAAACACCACAGGCGCCTTCCCATGGCTCACTACGCTCCTCGATCTTAAGACCAAGTAACTCTAGCCCGTCTACATAAGTTTGTATCCAGTCTTTACGTGCACCAATATCTGAATCAAAGTCACCAACTAAGTCACTACAAAGTTCTGTCAGAGTGCTTTCTTTTAAATACTCTGCTAAATTAATATTGAAGTCATCCTCAGACTCTGCCTCTGGCTCAATCTGTATTTCCAAACCATCTATACCAATAGTGACTGACTCAGGATCTTCAATCTCGATCTCTATCGGACTCTCCATCGCAGCAGCTTCTTCAATACCTACTGGGGCTTGATACAGTGCTTTTTCAATTGCCATAATCTATCCTTAATAATATCCCTTGAACCGCTTAGATTTAAATAGTCTGATTTCATCTGGTTCATCGTTTGGTAATTTAATAAACCCACCCTGTCTAAAACGCATTAGCGCCATTACTGTTGAGTCTACCAAGTCATCATGACTCATAAATGGGAAACCCGCAATCTCTTCAACCACTTCTTCTGCCCAACGTGTCTCGGGCACCCATACTAGCCCTGACTTAACAATATCAGCAACAGAATTAAGACGGGCAAGCTTATCGCCACTCCCACGGTGAGGTGTGTACTCCATAACAGGCATTCCTGTGCGTCGTAACTCCTGATATAGCGCTGTACCAGCACTCTTTTTCTCCACAATGAACGCATCAGGGTTCCACTCATGCCATTCTTTCCAGGCTAAATCCTTTAATTCTGGAAATTCTAATCTTTTCTTGATGGAATTCAACAAAATAATACTATGACAGTCCATTTCTTCGTTAAAAAACACTCCCCACGTCGTAATAGCAGTAAAGTCTGCCCGATTATGTGTTTCTGCGGCAGCGTCTAGGCTCATAATCACGTATTCGCACTGGGGTGGGGTTTCTTGCTTCCACCAATTCCACCATTCTCGCTTGACAACGCTTGCTTCCTCGGCTGTGGGGTTTTGCTGGTACTGAGCGTTCCACTGGAACACCGGCATAGAAGCCTTAGTTTGACGCAAAGAGGCCAATGACAACCATTCAGGCCAGAGAGCTGCTTCTTGATCTGTTCCTTCATTAAAGATCGCTGGAAATTCAACGAGTTCATACTGGTCTGCCTCTTCGTTCTGGACCATATCTCGAACAACCTTACCTGTTAGGTCATCCTGATGCCATCTAGTCTGTACTATAGCGACTCTACCACCTGGCATCAAGCGTGTTCTTGCTCCGTAGGTGAACCATTCGTACGCTTTCTCGAAGACATCGAAGTTCCCATTGATGATGTCTTGCTCGTTATGGGGGTCGTCCACCAATAATAGATCAGCTCCACGACCAGCAAGGGCAGAACCCACACCACAAGCAAAATACTCACCACCAACATTAGTATTCCAACGCCCAGCAGACTTGTTATCTTGCGCCAAAGAGACAGTTGGAAAAATCTCTTTATATGCGGGGCTATCAATTAAGTTCCTCACTTTCCTACCAAAGTCCACAGCAAGATCAGTCGTGTGGGAGACCATTAAAACCTTCTTATCGGGGTATTTGCCAAGAAACCATGCAGGGAAGTAGATAGAAACAAGCTGGGATTTACCATGCCGTGGGGGTATATTGACCGCTATTCGGTTCTTTTTACCCTCAGCAATCTCCATAAGGAGGTTTGCCAATCTGCGGTGATGCTCACCAACCTTGTAATCGGACTGCATTTTCTTACAAAACTCTATTAGATCAAGCCTAGCAGCCTTGGCTTCTTTGCGACGATCCATTTCATCGAGAACAAACTCTGTTTCTTCAGCGTCTATCTCATCAAACCGATCTAAATTGTCCAATAAGAACTGAAGTTCTTCATCGGTGAGGCTTTCAAGCTGGTTTGCTGTCGCCGTCATCTTTAACTTCCTCGGTTTTTTCCTCGTCTACAACACCTAATTCTGCGTCTAAATCAACGGTTTCCCCGTTTACTTTGATGGTTTTTACGTCTTCTACCTCAGTGGGCGCCATCAATTTATGGATTTTAGCCCGCAAACTGTCCATCAGTTCTTGGTTTGACCGGTGGTTGATCGTAACCTCGGACTTCTCAGTAAATAAACCTACGTCGGTAATCTTACCCAACAGTTCTAGGGCACGGATACGGATCTTGGGATCTTCGTTGTCCGACTCAAGTAGTAACTTATTTGTTACTAAGAGGCGGATTTGGGTCGCATTTTCAACAACCTTTGTCGAAAACTCTTTAAGGATGCCATTTACTTGGTAATACGTAGCAGGTTTTAGCTGGGATGCCTTTTTAGAGGTTAACTTCTTATTTACTTGGTCCTCGTCTTGTGCCACAGAATAGGCAACAGTCTCTGCAACTAGCAGGTCTTCTTCTGTAGGGTTAACGTCAAGCTCTAGTAAATCTGCCGTGCGGCATGCCGCTTCAGCTCTTTCCCTGAAGTTTGCTAGCACCGGATTGTCTTCCGGGAATGGTATCGCCAAGTCTGGCTCAACGTGCATTTGTTGCATCAAGTCCTTGTCCGAATTTGATGTAGATAGGCGAAGTATATAGGAAAACAAAAAAATTATGCAAGTACTTCCCAACATGTATAAAAAACCGAAAATTTTATATATAAAATTTTTTTAGCTAGGTACTTAAAAAACATGACGGGGGGTGTTTCCTATGTCGATTCTTAAAAATTGGACAATGCTCGTGCGTAATAGCAAACCAAACCTAGCGTATGGAACCAAACTAGAATTTGGGGGGTGGGGTAGGGTAAACCCTTAGCGTACACAGTTGCCTGTAAGCTTACGGGAATCTATTAAAGCTTGACAATCCTTAGTATCTTATGGTATACTGTTATTAATGAATCAAAATTGATTCAGATTATTTCTTAATCACTAACAGGAGTATTAAAAATGAAATCAGTTAAAACAGTAACACCAGTAGTATCGGCATTAGGTCAACAAGTTAAGGCTATGGTAGGCGAGCCAATACCCGCTAATCCTGTATTAGTAGTATCAAAGGATGAGGGTATTTTAATCAGTACTCTAGCGGGTTTAAAGCAAGCGGGTAGTAAAAAGAATAAAGAGCTATGCGACAAGCTTTTTTCTAATGGTAAACGCTCTCACCATTTTGTGGGTAAGCTTGAGAAGGATCCACAATTATCGGCTTTTCGGGATACAGTTTGTGGATTCATTATTGAAGGACTTGATGATGAGGCTAAAAAACTAATTCGCTCTAATCCTGAGTCATTAAACGAAACCCAAAATGCTGTGAGAAAAGTATTAATTGAGGATAATGTTGATACTACTTACAGTAATATTAAAAAGGCTATGCAATCCCTTGAAAAAGCAAAAGCAAGCGGGGATAGTAGTAAGAAAAAACCCGCCGGTCAAATGGTAATGGCTCTTCGTGAAGTACTTAGTGCGATGGATCGTTTAAGTGAAGAGAAAACTAACCCATATGCGGGTATTGTTGACGATCTCAAAGTATTAAAAGCTTTAAATATCCATAAGTATGTTAAGGATTCGAAATAATCCTGTAAGCTTACAGTAACATTTCAAGCCCCTCGAAAGAGGGGTTTTTTTTTCGCCCTATTTTTTTACTTGATAAATATTGCGTCGCAACATTTTGCGAAAGAGAC